GTGGGAAGGGAAAGGAAAAGCCGTTGTTGAAACTTGGCTACACGATATTCGCGACCGATTAGGACAAGCTGAAAGTTTGGAAGATTTTCGCAACCAACTTGATAGCCTAATTCCAGAACTCAGCTATGCCGAATATGGCGAACTGCTGGCGTGGGGTTCAACTGCGGCACAGTTTGCAGGGCGACAATCCGTAGAAGATGAGCATGTCAAGTCCCCCTCTTTAGTAAAGAGGGGCTAGGGGAGATTCGTGAATGAAATTCACCTTTGAAAATCAAGTCAAATACTTTGAGAAAAAACTCAACCTACCCACCAACAGCTATTTGGACGTGCTAGGCGATGAACACGATTACTTTTTTATGGTCGCAGGGGCAAACCGCAATGAAGTCCTGCTCGCATTTCGCGAAGCGGTGGACGAAGCCATCAACAACGGCGAAACGCTGGAAGGCTTCCGCAAGCGTTTTGATGAGGTTGTCGCTCGCACAGGCTGGGATTACAACAGCGGCAGAAATTGGCGAACCCGTATTATTTACGACACCAACGTTTACGCTGCCTACAATCGCGGACGGTTGCAGCAGCATTTAGACCTTGCTGATGTGATGCCTTATTGGGAATATCATCACCACGACAACGCGCACCCACGCCAAGAGCATATTGATTTGGATGGCACGATTTTGCCAGCCAGCGATCCATTTTGGCGTTATTACTACCCCATAAAAGCCTACGGTTGCCATTGCACTGTCACCGCTCACGATGAGGATGATTTGAAAGAGATGGGCAAAGCCGTCAGCCCATCGCCGGAAATCGAATGGCAGGAAAAACTAGTAGGCACACGTTCCGGCAATCCACGAATGGTACGCGTGCCGAAAGGCTATGATGTAGGATTTCAACCGCATAATTTTGAACGCTTGACCGCAGGGCGAAATGCAGACGTGGATCAGCTGTTGTTCAATAAATTTGTCAATGCTGAACCAAAACTTGCCAGCTTACTGATTGAAAACGTGTTACAAAATCCCCGAGCGGTGATGATGTTAAACGGCGCGATGAAGTCGATAGTAGATACCGTTTCCACCGAAAAAATGGCACGTGGACAGATGAAAAACGTGGGCATAATCCCAGCCAAAGTGATTGATAAATTGACCGTACTTGAAAAAGCTCCGCAATCTGCCGTGATTGCAGTACGTGATGAAGATGTATTGCACGCCTTGCGTGATACCAAACAAGCCAAAGGCATTAACCTGCCGATTGAGTTTTGGGAGCAGTTGCCAGAGATGTTAAGAAATCCGACGGCCATTTTGCTGGAAACTGACCAGAAATTGCCGACCTTGCTTTTTATTTATGAAACTGAGCAAGGTAAAGTGGCAATCAAAATGGATTATGAAATCAAACTGAAAGATGAGTTAAGCAAGAAAAAGCTACCTCATAAAGTCAATTTGGTCAGAACGGCTAGCGTATTTACAGATAAGTCAGGAATGCACAAATATGAAGTGTTGTGGGGGAAATTATAACGGTGGTTTGCCTGATTCGAACAGGATAATGAGCCTCTGACAGCACAACCTTTCCAGTAGGAAACCCCCACCGTTAGAAACACTATACGCCCAACTTATTTTTTAATCAATAGGAGAATAAAAATGACTGAACGTGTTACCCAAGAACATTTGGAATCTATTATCACAGATAAACAATTCCACCGATTAACAGAAACACTCACTGTTTGTGTATTAACTTTACGCAATGGTTTTACAGTAACGGGTGAATCCGCCTGTGTTTCACCGAAAAACTATAACCAAGAAATTGGCGAACGTATTGCCTTTGAGAACGCCTTTAATAAATTATGGCAACTTGAAGGCTATGTGTTAAAAAATAAATTAGCCGGCTTTTAGTGATGATTAAAATCACCCTCAACGACATCCAAGCGGTCGCAAAGCTCCACAGTATTGCCAACCAACTGCAACACCCACGCAAGCTCTATGGCGTGCTGGGTGAAACCTTGAAGAAAATCCACGCAGAACGCTTTAAGCAAGAAATAGCGCCTGATGGAAGTGAATGGCAATCGCTTTCACCTAAGACTTTGGCACGCAAGAAAAAGAAAGGCAAGTCCACTAAAATTTTACGTCAAGATGGTTATTTGTCGGATAAAACCGCCTACAACTATAACGACAAAAATGTGGAATTTGGTTCTGATGCCAAATATGCTCGCTTGCACCAATTCGGCGGCAAGGCGAGGCGCGGGGGTAAAGTCACCATTCCTAAGCGTCCATGGTTAGGCGTAAGCGAACAAGACGAGCAAAAACTCTTGCGAAAAGCGACCGCACTTTTACAACGCCAAATCGACCAAAATCTTTGATATTTGCTAAATTTCAAAAATAACGCCAAAAACGCCCTATTGGGCGTTTTGTTTTAAATTAAATGAATTTATCGTCCGAAAAAATTTAAATGCACTTAAACGCATTTAAACGGCATTTAAACGCTATTCTATCTTTCTTTAAATCATCTATTCCCTTTCTCTCAAAAATCAGCCCTTTTACTCTTTAAATTAGTTTAAAAGCAACAAGCGGTCATTTTTTCTATGATGTGTGCAAACAAGGAGAACGAAATGACCTTTATTGAAATTTTCAAAGCAGGCAAACGGCCCGACAGTCGCGGCACGGTGGTAAACATCACGCCTGAAGATTTGCAACAAGCTGTTGATGCCTACGATGTGGCTTATCACGAAGCCCCTGCGGTTATCGGTCATCCGAAAATGGATGCCCCTGCCTATGCGTGGGTAAAAGGCTTGAAGCTTGATGGCGATGTGTTGAAAGCAGAGCTTGACCAAATCCACCCTGAATTTGCCGAAATGGTTGCTGATGGGCGGTTTAAGAAAGTCTCTGCCTCTTTCTACCTTGCCAACAGCCCCGATAACCCAAAACAAGGCTCGCTTTATTTACGCCACGTTGGCTTTTTAGGGGCTATGCCACCTGCGTTGAAAGGCTTGCGCAATCCTGAATTTTCAGAAAGTGAGCAAGGTATTGTCGATTTTTGCGAAGCAATGCCAAATGAACCCAATCAAACTGAACCAACTCAAGGAGAACCAGAAATGAGTGCAGAAGAGAAAGCGGAATTAGACCGCTTGCGTGCTGAAAATCAGCAACTCAAAGATGAAAACGCTAAAGCGAAAGCCGAAAAAGCAGAAGCAGAACTCAACCAAGCCAAAGCTGAAAATGCCGACTTTGCGGAAGGCTTAGTGAAAGCAGGCAAACTTGCGCCGATTGCCAAACAGCAAGCGGTCGATTTGTTGAATTATACTTCCACTACAATGCAAGGTGGTGTGGTCGAGTTTGGTGAGGGAGAAAGCCTACACAGCAAACTCAAAGCCTTTTTGGATTCTCAACCTCAAGTCGTAAATTTCTCTGAGGTGGCAACCAAAGAAAAAGCGACAACCGCACAAAATGACACGGTGGAATATGCCGAAGGCACAAACCCAGCCAGCATCGAAGCTGACCAAAAAATCCGTGCTTACGCCAAAGAACACAATGTGAGCTATAAAGCTGCATTTAATGCCATTTATCAATAAGAAGGAACCTGTATGACAACAGCATCTCAAGAACGTCTTGCCAAACTTCGTATTCAAGACCCTGTTTTAACTGAATTAGCTCAAGGTTATGACAATAACGAATTAGTGGGCGAAGTACTAATGCCTATCGTTGAAATGACCAAAATGGGCGGAAAAATCCCTAAATTTGGTCGTCTAGCATTCCGTTTGACAACCACTGCTCGTGCATTACGCACCGCTTCAAATCGCTTAACGCCTGATGATGTTGGTTCGATTGATGTGAACTTAGAAGAGCACGATATCGAATACCCAATCGACTATCTGGAAGATCCTGAAGCAAGTTTTCCATTGAAACAATATGCCCAGACAACTACGCAAGACATTATTGCGTTAGGGCGTGAAAAAGAAATTGCAGATCTTGCTCTTAACGATGCGAGCTATGACAGCACAAATAAAATTGTGTTAAGTGGAACATCGCAATTCTCTGATTATAAAAATTCGGACCCGTTTTCTGTGATTGAAGCAGGCAAAACAGCCGTGAAACGCTCTATAGGTCACGCCGTTAATGTTTGTGTTATTTCTGGCAATGTGTGGGCGGTCATCAAATCGCACCCTGCAGTGATTGAAAAAATTAAATACTCACAAAAAGCGATTGTTACCCCTGAATTATTTGCCGAATTGATTGACGTGAAGACCGTGAAAATTGGTGAAGCGGTGTATGAAGATCAAGGTGCATTAAAAGATATCTGGTCGGGTGCGATTGTGTTGGCTTATGTGCCTGAAAAAGGTGATGGTCAGAAACACAATATCTACAAGCCATCATTTGGCTATACCCCACGTCGTAAAGCTGGTTTATTCGTTGATACCTATGTGGAAAGCGGTGGCAAACTTGAATTAGTGCGCACTACTGATATTTACAGACCACATTTGCTCGGTTCATCAGCAGGCTATTTAATTAAAGGCTGTATCTAACCCTCCAACCCCAACGGGGTTGAATTATGCGTAACCGTGGGTGAATCACCCACGGCATCACAGGAGAAAACTAATGAACAAAACCCAACTCTACATCGTCATCAGCGCAATGGCGATTTACCACAATAACCAACGCTATGAGCAAGGTGCAAAAATCGAATTAACCGATGAAGAATACGCCCAAATCTCGCTTTATGTGAAACTCGACGAAGCCGAAGACGAAAAACGTAAACAGGCTGAAGCGGAAGCTGAAAAAGCACGCTTAGCAGCGGAAGAAAAGGCTCGTTTAGCGGCAGAAGAAAAAGCCCGTAAAGAAGCAGAAAAAGCGAATAAAAACGACAAAGGCGAAGGCAAAGAATAATGTACATTCAGGCACAAGATTTAACGGACGTGATGGACGAAATCACGTTAAGACAACTTTCAACCGATAACAGCAGAGCGACAGAAGTCAATCAAGCTGTAATCGCCAAAGCGTGCGAATACGCCACTGAAACGGTGGACGGCTATTTACGCGCCCGTTATCTGTTGCCGTTAAATCAAGTGCCAACCTTGGTGCGCAACATCTGCTTGCAGCTGGCTCGCTACTGGCTCTATTCACGCCGTCCTGACGGTAAAGGCTTTCCGCCCAATGTGAAAGATGCCCATGCACAAGCGTTGAAGGATTTGGAACGCATTGCCGACGGTAAATTGCATTTGGGCTTGCTCGAAGTGGGCGAAGCAGCAGACGACAGTTTGCCGTCCGCCTTGAAGTTTAAAGCCCGTGCGCCGCAGAAATT